TTATTCACAGAAATTTGACAGGGCAAGCGATAGGTTAAAGATGCTTTTAATGAGTTTAGCCCAAACTCACAAGTTTATTACATACAAAAAAACAGGACATTTTTGTGAAGACCCAGAAGAAAATATAAAGTTTATTGAAGAGATGGAAAAAACCACTGGGGAGTTTAAAAAGATTTTAAGCAAATACCAAGACGCAAAAAATAAATACAACGAAATTTTAGCTAGCCAAGGAGAACGATGATGAGTAGAGAAACAACTGCTGACAGGTTAAGAGAAAGGCTGACAACCCGCAGAAAACGATTTCTCGCTTGGCTTAGCAAGAACCCTGATGTATGGACTGAGTTCGCTAATCTGTCTCTGATGGCTATCAGCAATGGCAGAAACCACTACTCGGCATGGCTTATCGCCGCTAGGATTAGATGCGACAGAGAGATAAAGTCCAGTGACGGAGAGTACAAGATAAGTAACGAAAGGATAGGTTGGCTGGCTCGATACTTTCACTACAAGTACCCTGAGCACAAAGGGTTCTACAAAACACGACCGATGAAAGAGGAAAGACTATTGACAGAGTTAAGTGACAGAAGTAATGTTGTGCCTATCAACATCTCCAAAGGCTAGGGTTACCTTTAACCCATAGGCGCTTTAGCGGTAGCGTAGCCGAAACCGCTCCTTATTTTTGGTAGGGACAAGCTGTGAGTGTCCAAGATTTTTCCTGCTATAGTCAGTAGGGTTTTGCTAAATAACCGCAGCAGTTATTCACTGTAAATTTGGTAGAATTATCCGACAGGGGAATAACCGATTAGCCCACGTCAAGGGCTATACTAACCAGCTCAGCGTATGTACCTTAGTCGCTGAAGATTTGATCCCTCTCCAGTCATACAAATCCACCACTGTTACCTCTTGAATCACCTTGTCCTGATAGGGAGCTGGCGAATCAATTACCTTGTGGTCAGTCTTGGTATGCGTGGTAGTCAGCGGTACAGCAGAGACAGGGCCGGAAACGATCTCGTTCATTACTCAGTTCTTCCCACCATCTGATCGTAGCGGCGATTAAATAAAGCGATAGCGCTTTCCTTCTGTTCTTGCAGCTTTTCCTCAGTGTCTTGTAATCTTAGACGCAAAGCAGTATCTGGGGTTTCAAGAATCTGGGTTCTTACTTCATCCAATCTTTTGTTAAGAGACCTTATCCGTTTGTCAGTGGATTTCATTCGACTGTTCATTCTTATTGTTGACAAGTTATCTCTACGAAACTGTACCCGGTCAGGGCCACGCAAATTATCAAGCCGATTTATTACTTGTCGAATATTCTCACGCCGATCATAGTAATCGCTTTGACTCTCCATCAAGTTAGCTTCACCCATTATCTTTCGGATAAAAGGAATTTCCCTAACTTCTACATCTTCTCCGTCATAAAGCTTTCTAGTCAGCTCGATAGACCTCAGTCCAGTAGCTCCAGCCCCACCTGTGAATTGTTGCAGCAAATAATTAGCTACGTCAGGACTTATATCTATAGGCCCAGATTGTTGAGGATTGCCTCCGCTAAAAGGCCCAATGGTCATTTCATTGAGAAACTCAAAGGTGTTCTTTAGAAACTCAGGAGTGCTTCGCATGGAGCGAGAACTCGCTGGAGTAGGTGCTGCAAATGGAAAATCTTCTCTATATATGGGAGCACCAAAATGATTTTCGTTTACCATCAACTCCGCCGCTGGTTTGAAGGCTTGAGGCACTAATGCTTTGCCTGCAACTATGGCTTTGTTTTCTGAAGACGAAAAACCCAATGGGCTGAAAGAACCAATCGCTGCTGATGTTAAGTCAGAGGTAGCCTCTAATGCTGACTTCTCGCCACTTAAAATTTCAGCAGAATTTAATCCAATGAGATGAAGGACGTTGTACCCATAAGGTAAAGGTATTTTGTAATACTCGCCAGCAGGAGAATCACCCAATACATTGGCCCAGCTTTTCATTAGAATTAGGTTTCGTTCTTTTTCGTAGTCAGGAATATTGTCGTAATACGTTCTTCCTGTTCCCTCTTCTTCGTCACTGGTCTCTTGATTAAGATAAGTAATTAACGCTCCAAAGGTCGCCATTGCCGCCATCATGCCTTGCTTTCTTCGAGAAGACATACCTCTGGCGAAGTTCGCAGTACCCTGTACTGAGGCATTAAAGAAAAGATAGACCGCATTAAGACCTTCTCCCATGTTGCCTTTGCGATTGAAGTTGACAGTAAGGTTCTTGGCAAGCGTGGCGGCTTGAGCATTAGCCTCTTCTTCAGAAAGTTTTTGATCCAGCAAAAATTGTCTGGCTTTCTTAAACGTAGCAAATCTTACTCCATTCTCGATAGCTCCGTTTGCATCTTCAACTAACCCTTTGACTGCTCTTAATTTTTTTCTAGCTGTTCCTGTAAATGTACCTCTTGCCATCTGGTCTAATACATCAATATCATCTGCTATCTCAGAGGGGCTTTTTGCGTAGAAGAAATCTGTCTTTGCTCCAGAAGACAAGTAAATATCCCACAACTTTTTATTCTCTGGGCTGAGCTTTTTACCCCTCAAACCTTTGTAGACTTGACCAACACTCGGCAACGTATCTTTTATGATTGCTCTTTTAAGCCCAACTATTCCTTTAGCCTTGCCTCCCTTCATGTTTTGTTCACCAACTACGTTAGCCAAGGCTGTCTGAAAATCTCTCGCAAAGTTGCTGATGACAAATTCAGGGTTGTAGCTCGTATTAACAGCAGATAAAAACCTGTTAACCCCACGAAATATTTTAGTGATCGCTAGGGCTTGCTGAGCATCCATTCCAGTCAAGGCATCCCTTAAACGCTTATCGTAAATTAAAATATCTTGTTGCTTACCATCAATCTTTACACCGATAGAAGTCATTCCAGAGGGAATCTTTTCACCCTCTCCAAGTATCTCCCAGTAGTCTGGGTTAGGATTGTTCTGAACAAGATCGTAAAGCCTTTGTCCGAATTGTTGGTTTTTCAAACCACGAATCATTGTCGAAAGTCTTTGCGAATAAGAGTTAGCCAACGGATCAAAAGCCTGACTTCCTACACGACCTCTTATCTTCTTTCCTTCAGCTCCTTTTGTGCTGAGCTTTCTGATTCCGCCAGCGCCTCTGGCGTTTTGATCTATCTCGTCTTGCCTAGATAACTGAGCAGAAGGGTCTTCTTTCTTCCCCTTCATGGGAACGTAATACTTAAATTTATCCGACAACTCTTTAAACTGTTCTTGGCTAATTAAACCGTATCTCAACTCATCATCTAAAGCCGCTTGATTCAAAGCATCGAAATCTTGCGCTGCATTTAACATGTCAGCAGAAAGCTGATTGCCTCCCACCCAAGAACCGCTTTGGTTATCCCATTGCATTCCGTAATCTCTAGCCATGACTTGCTTAACATAAGCATCAGTTAATCTCTCGCCATTGAGTTCTCCAGAGCCGCCATCTACTAAATCAGGATTGTAATCATTAGTACCTTTAACCGATTCGTTTCTTTTTCTTACGAAATCGTTTCTCTCTATGGCGTGACGCAAAATTAAGAAGTCGTTAAAGTCTTCTCTGGAAATACCCAGATCGTTTAACTTACTAAGGAGGGGTTTTATTTCATTATCTTCAATCATTTTTATCTGGTTGCCAGCCTTACCGCTAATGCTTTCTATTCCCAGATAAGCAGACTCAAGCGTAGGGATAGCTTCTAATCCTGCCGCTGAAGCTATTCCCTCCTCAACTCGCAAAAGGTCTAAATATTTATCCTGAACATTAAACCTCAGACTATCGAATGCTTTATTTTTTTTGTACCACGAATCGGACTGTGTGGGCTTTTGCGTTCCGTTAACAAAGTTAGAACCAGCAATACCGCCAGCCTGAGAAGATACTGCTTCTGCAAATCCTCTAGGCATTCCAGTGCCACGCAAAAATCTCAAGGCTGCTTGTTGAGCGTTTGCCACTTCAGATGCAGCTTGGCTCTGAGTCATTTCCGGGTCGGTTACTGTTCTTCTTGACTCGTCAGCAGCAACACCACTCTGCCGGGGAGATTCTTCGACTTCGGCTGAAGGAAGAGATAATGGTGATTGAAGAGCTTGATTTTGCAATTCAACAGCAGCGTCATATTCTTGGACTAAGGGAACCTCTACAGATTCTCCGTAATAGAAAGGATCGTGAACAAAGAAGTATATCTCAGGCTCACCGTCACTAAATTTTCTAAAGGTATCCTTATCCCAGTTTGGTGGAGCGAACTCGTCATTCCAAGGAATTCTGGCTACGGGACGGAAGCCTACCCTACTGTATATCTTTGGAAGATAAGTATTGAAAGCATCAAGCTTTTTACCGCCAGCCTGAACTGCCGCCTGTAGAAGAGCGTAAGAGCCGCCTCTAGGCTCTGACTGACTAGCAAACACAGCAACAATATCGCCATCTGGCTTGATGGCAAAACCACTACCGTTAGGGGTTCTATATAATCTGTATTTAGAAAGCTCTGAGGGTTCTTTGATTTCTACTTGGGCTGCATATTTATGTCCAGCCATAGCAGCAACCATGTCGTTGTAATAGGTGTCGGCTTCTAACTCAGCATCTACCTCAAAAACTTGAGGTAAAGACAAGCCTGTATCTTGATATACTGCCGCATTCTGGGAAGGGTCTAGGGCTAAAAGCCCATCTCGTCCATCATTTCGGCTAATTCTTCTTTCGTAAGGTCCGGATTGTCTGCCATAACTTCTGCGTATATAGGCGCTCTCACCTCTTCTAGCTTCTGACTCTGCGTAAGGTCTTGCGTTTTGTTCGCGCCTAAAGTTCTTGATGAACTCTGCTCTTTGTTTGCTTGTTTCATTTTCTACTCCAATAGCGTCTGGGGTAACTATATCATCGTCAGTTGTAACTTGTAAAGTTTCAAATAAAGGCAGCTTAGATGGACTAGCAAAGTCAGAAAACATATTTATCTTCTGATACAGGACACGCCTGTCTCCAGCGTTCATAGTCTTGTAGCTGCCAGCTCCAGTAAAAGCCTTTATCAACGGCTTCATTTCTTTAGATTTGATGGACGATGTTATGTTCTTTTCTTCAAGCAACTCACCCAACGTATCCAGCGACACCTCAGCAGGTGCGCCTTCGGCGAATTTGTAAACGCCTCGATTGAGAAGTGTTCGTGCTTTTTTAGGAGAGCCTTTTTCGCGGCGTGATATGGGGATGGAGGTGCTTGATATAGAGGCGAGATATTCTACCTCTGGAGTGATGTCTGCTTGAGGGTCGGCAAGATTACCAAAGTTCTTACCTAATATTCTTCGTGCTTCAGCCATAGAGAAAGTACTTTTCTCTGGCAATCCTTTCTCTCTACGCTTTAAATTTTCTCGCTGAACAGGAGTAAGTAATCGCATTTTCTCTGCGTTACTTTTCGCTCGGTTAGCAGGAGCGCTTCGCGTGAGATAATACTCAGCTTGTTCCAGTGGTAACTTCTGGATGGCCTGTCTGCGTCTGTCCTCTAATATTGACTCGTCAGTAGCAGCGTCAGCCGCAAAGTTAATCTCGGCTGCTGTTACTTCGTTGAATCGTGGGTTCAAGACTTTGGAGCCAATGACTCTGTAGTTTGTCAGAGTAGAAGTATCAGCTCCAGAGAGACCGCTTCGGTTAATACTTTCGTTAGCAGCTAACGTAATCTTCTGGTCATTCTTGCGCTCGTTTAAACGAAAGGCAAGCTGTCTTGCTGGCTCAGCCTCAGTTACTGGTGCGCCATATTCACGCCCATCACTGCCTTTGATTTGATACCCTCTGCCATCAGCGGTAGGCTCAGAAACAAAGCTTACAGGCTCTCTGGGGTTCGTCTGCCGTATTATCTCGATAGACTCTTCCTCTATGCCTTTGACATCTAAATCTCTAGCAGGAAGTGGTTCTGGTTCAGGAACGGGTTCAGGCGTTGGTTCAGGCTCTAAGGATAAGTCTACTGCCGCATAATCATCAGGCAGATCAGTAGTATCCAGATCACCAGCCATTACTTCGCCGATTGAGTCTTGAATGGCTATCTCTTCTTCTTGTTTCCTCTTGAGTAGCTCTGCTTGCTCCTCAGCTCTCAGACGATTAGCCTGTCTGTTAGCAGCGGAAGTTCGCAACCCTACGCCACCTCCCAATACTAATCCAGCACCACCCTCAAAGACGCTCTGACCTACCACTCCTTCCATCAGATCAACATCAAATCCTTTTCGCTGTCTGGCTAGATTGGAGGCAAACTTCTCTTGTCCGGCTTGTACGGCTTCAGGAATAGATTCAGCTAACGCTCCGCCAACAATCGCTCTACCACCAGTGGGTAGAGACATACCAGCTCCCACGTTCTTGGTAACAAGATTACTTATTCCCCTTTCGATACCTAACCTGCCAGCAGCAGCGCCAAGAACACCGCCTAATGCTATTTGATCTATGTTGTCGCCCATGTAAGCTTGAGCTTCAGTAGCTATTTGTTCGGCTTGTTCGGGGTCAACGCCAGCCTTGATGTACTCATTTGACACAGCATCAAAGATTGTTCCTTTAACCAGACCAACTCCAGTGGTAGCACCTAACGCTAACGCCGGGGTAGCTGCTCCTCCTGTTAAGATGTTAGCAGCAATAAACGGCACAGCAGTTCCACCGAACTGTGCCAAGGTATCAGCAGGAGCTACAGTTAATGCTTTGAGTCCAGCTTGGACTTGCGCTCCGAATCCTTTCCCCTCAGCATCAGCAAATATCTGGGCGATTTCTTCTTGTTGATTTCGAGAAGCAGCGGAAATCAAAGAACCCAGATAGTCTTCTACACCCATCAGGGTATTAGCCACAGGGTTATCAGCCCCAAATGCCTGAGTACCCATACGGATTAATTGAGTAGCGCCCTGTCCTGCAAGAATAGGGACATCCAGAGCCTCTCGAAACATGCTCGTGTCTTGAGATTCGCTGGTAGATACTAAGTTTGCAGCTATGTCAGAGTAGTTGTAACCAGCCGACAAAGCACCTTCCAAATTAAAGTTTAACTTGGGGGCTAAAAAATTAGCTATATCTTGATCGCTGTAACCAGCTTCTCTTGCTCCTGCGTAATCAAAAGCCATTTATCTTATTGACCGTAAAAGTTATCAAGAGGAGGCTGCTGCACAGTATCGCCTGAAGAGGCGCTTCCTTGTGGGACAGGAATAGTTGGCACAGAATATTGAGAAGCAAAAGCATTAAAAATCATAGTGTATCCTCTCCTTCTAGCTGCCTCATCGACATATTCATCAGGATCAAATATATCACTTACGACTCTTTGCACTGCGTTTAGTCGAGCCACATCATTCCTAGAATTGAGGTCTTCATTTTGGTCAATAATAGCCTGAAGTCTTCTTTCGCTCAGATCAAGTCCGGCTATATCTGCAATAATCTTAGCCCTTCTATCGATATCTTTATCTTGAGCTGCCATCTTCTGAGCCTGAAGCGCAAGCTCGTTACGCCTTTGCTCTCTTTGTCGTCCTGTCATCTCGCCAATACCAGCATCAATGCCTGCACCAAGATCACCCTTGGCTATTCCAGCACCGATTCTACCGATGGCTGCGTAGAACGCATCGCTTCTTGCGTCAGAACGAGAACGATCTATTAAATCCTGAATTTCTTCAACGCGGGATTTTGTAAGGTCTTGTCCCTCATCTATTATTCTTGATAAGTCAGTATTAACAGCACGAGTTTCTGGGATGTTTTGGTTATCGACCATTCCTTGCATACGAAAAGGTGCGTCATCATCATCAGAACCTCTTCGGACAATATCTTCAAATACCAAGAGTTGCTCGTCCGTTGGAGTGAAAGAGTCATCTTGAGGAGTTTCGTCAGCATCTAAGGCCAAAAGCTGAGCATCGAGAAGCTCTCTGTTTCCTGTAAATTTAGGTTGAATTTCTTCTAATACAGAGTCTGGTAAAAGGCCAGCAGTCATTCCTGACAGTATGCTTTGATCTACTTCTGGTAAAGCCGGAGCCTCTAGGTCAGAAGGTAAGTCAGATGCTCCCTCTTTCCTTAATCCAGATGAAAGACCCGCCATGACCCTTGCTTGCGCTATTTCTTCTGGGGTCATGGGTTGTGATCTAGCTAAACCTTCCTGATATGCCTCTGAAGATTCTCTTTGTTCAGCAGTCATGGGAGGCCCAGAGAAATCTCGAAACTGTTGCTCGTAGTCGGGAAACTCTTGAGCTTCGGGTAGAGTGTCTAATAATAAACCTCCAGCTCCTTCTAACACTTCGCCCAGTATCCCTGCCTGATCTACAGCTACACTATTAGGGTTAGAATAAGGAACATCTTTATCTCTGTATTCAGGATAAAACATTCGTGTAGAACCTTCGGCAGCAGCTATGCTTCTACCTAGAGACATAATTGCATCACGACTATAACGAGCTGTAGCTTCAGCAGCGCTTACACCCTGCCTAGCCAGTGCTGCTAAACCTGCATCTAAATCACGAGCTGCCTGTTGTTGAGACTCGATAGCGCCTGTAGCGTATGCTGGAACTTGACTTCCAGTATCCATTGTCACAACACCACGACCCATCAGAATGTCCTTTTTGGTAATCTTGCCATCGCCACTTAGGTCGGGAAACTGACCGCCTGTGTTAGCCATCACTGGGTCTCCTGCCCCCATCGACCCTTGAGAGAGACCGCCCACGGGGATCGGAGGCGGCAAGGAGTTAGGAGCAACAGGAGCAGGAGAACTTGGAGGCATCATGCTTGCCAAACCTTTCTGAAATTCCTGCTCTACGACAGTCGTTGTAGGTTGTTGTTCTGAAGCAGCGTAGTTTTCACGCATACTGTTACGCCGTTGTTGTTCAGAGGCAACAAGAAAAGGAGGATACATGCCACTAGGCTGATCCATCTCCATGAGCAACATGGAGTCTGGCATTCCTTTTAGTTGATCTTCTTGTTCAAGAATATTCATTAACCGCCTCCGTAACTATTGCCAGAACCACCCCAACCACCAGAGCTGCCACGCAATCCACCGTACAAAGCAGCAGCACCTAAGCCACCACCCAGTAATTGTTGAAATCCAGAGGGTTGATCTCCGTAAACTGATTTATACGTCCCCGGACCTACAGGGACTCCTCTTAACAAGCCAGAGTAAAGGTTAAGCTGCTCTCGCGGAAACGCTTGCTGACGCAAGAAATCCTGATAACCAATGTCCAAGCCTTCTTGAGCCAAGGCTCTTCTTCGAGAACCTGCTGCTTCGAGTTGCCCCAAACGATCAAACTCCATCGCCTGTCTTGTTCCTGACAGGTCAGCCATAGATTGGGCTGCCCGCATTCTTCGATCCAAGTCTCCACCGATAGTGGTGTATCCTCGTATTCCTAAGTCAGCAACATCCATTCTGTTTTGACGATCAGTCTCGTAAGCTCTGCGAGCCTGCTCGAAATTTGCCATATCACCAGCAGCCTGTATATCCTGCATCTGATTCATCAGGTTTCTTTCTCTTTCTGCTTGCATGATACCTTCGCGATATCCACCCAAACCACCAGCCATTGCTGCTTGCTGTCCAATCTCAGATTGTTGTCTGGCTGATTCCTGTCTTGCCAGCTCCTTTTGTCTGTCGATAAACGCCTGCTGAAAGGGGTTCATGTACCTCTGCATCTCTGAAGAGGTTTGTGGTCGCTCACTCATTGTTTGAGCGATAGAATCATCTAATTGCTGATCAAATGATAAAGGAGGAATTTCTTCGACTTCATCCTCAATAACCTCGACCTCTTCCGCTGTAGGTCTTTCCGCTATAGGTCCGTAAAAATCGGGAGTTGTACCCGCTCTGCCAATGGTGTCAAAAAGACCCGCTGTGACCTGATCTCCAGCTACAGCTCTTTGGTAAGGACTTCCTATCGCAATCTCTCGCAGTCCTTGTTGAGCTTCACGCAAAGACTCAGGAGTGCCTTCAAGAGCCATGTTTGCATACGCTTCCTGAGCGCCAGCTTCGTAAGGATCAAAGTCTGCCAGCCTTCTAAAAGGATAGGTTTCATATCCTGTAAGAGATTCGTAAACACCGCGACCCAACAGGTCTTGGTAAAAGGGAACTAACTCAGAAGGCAACTTCTCTACCTGAGTAGTAACTGTATTTTGTCCACCGCCACCGCCGCCACTCATGATATATCCACCTCAAATAATGTGTTAACAGGTTCAAAATCGTAACGCCGCCAAAGCCGAACAATGGAATCTCTTCCCTGTCCTTGTATCTTGGTAGCTCCGTTTGCCTGCAATAAAGTTTTAAATTTTTCAAATTCAGGTTTTTTAGTTACCCAGCGTCCAGCTATAGAGGTAACGAAAGCAACCCTGTTCATAGGATAATTTACAAAAGAAACTGTAGCGCATCCTCTGATGTGCTTATCCTCGTCAGCCGCAACAATTAACAGCCACTCTCCACTTGTTAAATAAGACTGAACATGATCTACCGTATAATCGGGTATTGCGTTTTTCGATTCCGTACACTTTTCTAAAGCTGTAGCAATGTAATCTTTAACACTAGGCCAAACCTTTTGAATATAGTTAGGCTCAACGTAAGTAATTGTTAACTCACTCATGCTGGCATTACCGCTGACTTGTCAATGGGAGAGGGCTGTCTTCCTCCACTCCTAGCATTTCTGACATTTTGCATCATATCGTCCAAAACATCAGCACCTGCATCTGAGTTACCATCGCCTAGTCCTGACACCACATCAGCAGCAACTATATACTCACCGGGAGACACTGCTACTGGCTGCTCTTCACCAATCATTCCCATCACCTCGTCATCCATACCGCCACTATCTCCAGCGATCATTCCTTCAGTCTGTGCGTCTGGGACAATGCTTTGCAAGACAGCTTCTCTTAACTGTTGAAATTTTTCAGTACCAAACTCTTCAATAAAGAGATTAATAATTTCATCAGCATTTTCCGCATTGCCTTTAATGGCCTCTACAGTCATGTTAATTAAATCGTTGTAATCTATATCTGGGCCAAACCTCGCCTCTTCTACACCAACAGCACTGCCTAACATCTGTTCTGGAGTGGGTTCTTCAACAACAACTTCCTGCATAAACTCTTCGCTCACAGGCACATCAGCCAACCCACCCTCAGCAAGCTCTACTTCACCCATCCGAGTCATGAATCGTTTCTTGCCAATTTGACCGCCTGTAGCTGCAACTTCAGTGCCATAAAATGCAGTTGGATCAATATTCATACCGCTTGTGTCTACAGCGCTAAAGTCTAAGTTAGGGACAGCAGCTACTGGATTAGCCGCAGCAGCGGCAACCAACGCCGCCTCCGCATCACGAGCGTCTTGGATGCGATCATACTCAGCCTGCACAGCATCAGCCTCAACGCCGTATTGAGCAGCCACCTGATCTACCGTAAACATGTTACTTTCTATGCCGTCCACCAAATCATTAATTGTTTCTTGAGTAGCTATTTCAGGAATAGAACCGTAAGCACTTAGATTTTCTAGTTGTGCAGCTTCTCTTTCTGAATCTAACTTTCTAGCGTCTGCGATAGCGCCCATGTTGGCTAAAATTTCATCGCCGGATGTTTGAAAATAATCAGCAGCAGCCGCTAAGCTTACATCGCCAGCTGTCAACATATCGTAAACCTGATCTACCTCTTCCTGAGCGTAATCCACAACACCACTTTCATCAGCCACGCCCAGCTTCAGACCTGCATCAGCTAAAGCTCTACCACCGCCAATAACATCAGCAGCCTCAGCCACACCAGCGGCATCAACGCCATAATAATCAGCTATTTGCTGATCCGTTGCGCCATAGTCTTGCATTACATCGTAGACAGATTCGCCTTCAGGACGATCATAATCTCCGTCTTTAGCGATATTTAAAGCGTCCAAAGCTTGAATATAATCTGGAGTAGGGTCTACAGTTACGCCAGTATCGTTACCAACAACTGTGTCATCACCAGCTCCTACTCCCTGCGTATCAGACACAACAACATCTCCACCCAGAGTTCCCTGAACAACGGTATCTGTTATGTCTGGCAAGTCAGGAGCAGTAGGTAAATCTTCTACACCGTAATCTCCAAAATTATCTACGCCGCTAAATTGATCTGCTCTAACCGTATCATAGGTTGCAAGGGGGCTAGTGCCGGGAGCTGTAGGAGCGCCAGTGTCTCCTGCTGCCAATAATCCAGCTAAATAATCGCTTGGGCCAGCGCCAAAAGTGTCTAGCTCTCTAGGGACATCACGGTCACCAATATAATCAAAGAACTGAAACTCTTCCTCAAAGCCATGACGATAATCACTTGGAGGGTCTAACTTAAAATCACCTCTCAAATAAGCCTGTCTTTCACCCCCACTACCTTCTCTTGGGGTTATAAAATAACGATTATCGCTATCTAAGCCGTAACTTAGTCCAGCAGTAGGGTTTTTAACCAAGTCGGAAGGATCGATATATTCATCATCGTCGTCAAAATATCCGCCATTACGCTTATGAACAACTCCCCCTGAAGCATAGAAGTTAGAGTAAGGATTAGGCTCACTACCACGAGCCATGCCCAGAGAGTCCGTCAGTACGTCTTTAAAGCCCTGAGCATAAGCAGCATCTTCGCGTTCATTGTCTTTCTGCATTTGCGCCATAGCGTCTTGCTGAGCTACCTGAGCCTGTGTCCCCTCACCTACTGCGATAGGTAACAATGCGTCTGGACTGAGAGCCTTCTTGCCCATTGCTCCCAAACCTTCGTTAGTGGTAAAAGATTTAAGCATATCTCCAGCAGTGACATTCTGACGAGCTGCGTCTAAAGCTGTAGCCGCTCTCTGTGTAGCTCCTGCTGTATTTACAAAATCTAGTTGTTCTGGACTAAAAGGAGTAACCGCAGCCTCTGGGCCTACAGTAAATCCGGGGACAGGATTGCCGCCAATCATGACAGAACCTAAGTCTGGACGAGCTTGGCTTCCTAAAGCTTTTGTCGCATCAGCCATATTTGCTTGAGCAACATCAACGCTCTCCAAGGCAGACCTAACTTCAGGGTTAACAGCATCAGTGCCAGCGCCTAGCACCTTACCTAAACCAAAACCTGTAACACCACTTATAACTCCCTTCTCAAAGTCTCCAGTCTGCGCCCATGTCGCAAGTCCAGAGCCAATCGCTCCAGCTAATCCGCTACCTATTGCTTTTCCAAGAGCCGCTTTACCCACCACGCTACCAATAATTGGAGCAATCATGGGAAGAAACGCTTCTGGCTGACCAGTCACTGGATTCTTGGTGAGCTGTCCTGTTGGCGACATCGCTGCCAAACCCTGAACCTCATAAGGGTTCATGTGAACTAGCTGTGTATCCCCATAACGACCATGAGATGCAAGCTGTTGTCCTTGTCTAGCTAGTGGTGGTTTAGGTGCTATATTCATACTTATACCTAAGTGGTTTCTACGCCGAATAAGTTAAAGCTCAAGTCTGCGTTGCTTGCAAAGACTTTAACTTCATCAGCCTGATTGAGTGTTATACCGATAACAACCGTTATCGTATCATTTGCAGGTACTTCTTTGTCGTAGTACAAAAACTGTTTGTTATCTGCTCCAGCTCCAGCCACATGGACACTGACCCTAAAGGTTTGATTACCCGCATTTCGATTACAGATTACCAAGGAGCTGACTGTAGTCTGCGCCAGATTAGGAACAGTGTATAAAGTTTCTGTAGTAGTAGCAGAAGGAGCTAATTGACCGAGTACCTTAATTGCATCAGCCATTACCAGAAGCTCCCATCAAGAGAAACTGATAACGCTTTAAAGCCAAAGACTCTTCTTTATCTGTCTTAGTAGTTATGGTTCTCAAATCATCGCTAACCTCACTAAAAGAACGCTCAATAGCTCTTCTCATCGTTAGCTCATTTTGAAAGTCATACTCAGGATTAGCAGTAGGCAATACAACTAGGTTTATTTTCTGAGCCATTACCGCCTCCCGTCAGGTCTTACATCAAATCGTAACTGTCCTAGAGTCCAGCCATAACCTGTACCAGAACTCTCGACTCTAATTATAGACTCTCTCGTCCTTGCTCGTATAAAAGATTGATTAGTGTTTTCTGTCACGTTAGCTGTCGCTAATGTAGAAGATGAATTTAAAGGGAAATCTTTACCTTTCATCGTAAAATTCATAGAAGCACTAGCTGTCGTTCCGCGAAATTCAAAGTCAGGAATAAATCTGTGTACAAACATAAACTGTTCGCCATCTCCTATCTCTACACCGCCAGACTCTATATACGCATTCATCGCTGAACCATCAGCGTCATATCCGTTCTCGTGGTCGTATAAATAGTTGTTGTCTGAATAGGTTAGAGCAGAAGAGGCAATAGGATAACGTCTTGTGTTTGCAGGTATCCAAGCGCCTCTAGTCAATGTACCTATGGCCCATGAGTCTTCCATGTAATTATACGAAACGTAGTTAGTACATTCTGTATTTCCACTACCTACTGGGTAGTACCAATATACCTCAGAAAAATCTACGCTAGTAGTGGCAAACACCTTGTACTCTTGGTCTTTGTTAATGTTGCTAAACACATAGTCTAAAACTGTACAGGTCAATCTTTGAATAGAGCCGTTGTAAAAGTAGAAACCACCCCTATCCATAAAGAAGACCATATCACCAGCGTTAGTAGCGGCATTTGGAGAAATCATTGACAGACCCTCGTTTACCACCTCGAACTGAAAGGTAAAAGGACTTCCTGAGAATCGCATTGTATGAATACTGTTGTCAGTAAATATTAATATTTCTTGCCGTGTTTTTATCGCACCTACAATAAACGATCCAGCAGTTAACGTGACACCTCCAGCAGTATTAGTAGAAGTTGGGGTCCAATCAAACGGATTCTCCTGATCGCTAAACCTTACCAGTAAGGGATCAAGAGTAGTGCTGCCCAAAGGGTTGCAACCAAAACAAATTGTATGGCGATCAGTCTCTGAGACCATCGTTTGCAGGGCAAGTATGGGAGCGCCCACTGCTCCTGCCTTGTCAGGCAAAGCAACTGCACGAGTTCCTGTCCCAGTTGTCTCGTCCCAATAGTATATTCCGCCACCCCTGACGTTAAAAATAAGGTCATCACCAAAAGTGTCTTGCGAATAAAGTCTAAGCTGATTACCTGAAGTAATGGCCGTAGAGCCGCCCCATCCGCCAGCTCCCCATGTACCCGCTCCAAATCCTGAAGAGGCAACGTAAGTGTTCAGTCCTGTATTAATTTGATAAGCACCAACAACAGCCGCTCCACCGTTGCCAGTATCTGATGCGTTAGCAGTAACGGTAGCTCCCGCTGTGTCTTTTGCTTCTATGGTGTAAGTATTGCCATCTACAATCGTGGCTATCTGATACTCTTGATTCAGAACAGCAGCAGTAATATTTCCGCCCAGAGAAACAGCACCGCTAAAAGTAACAAAATCGTTAGCAATCGCTCCATGATTTACATCCGCTACAGTAATAGTTGAAGAGCCGTTAACCGCAGAGAAGGTTACATCACCAGCCGCTGTGGTTTCTCTAATAGGAGTAACATCATAATAAGCATCACCTTGATTTATATAAAACTTTAAATTAGTGCCTAGACCAAGGTATTCTATAGATGCAGTAGCAACCCAGTCATGCAAAGAACGACATATTCCAAGAAAGGTATTAGTAGAATACTTCTGCCATCCACCTATCTGCTCAGCTCGACCTTTACGAAATCTAATTTTGTCGCCGTCATACCAACCAGTCCCAGCAGTTAACTGGGTTCCCTCTCGATTTATTCCCGGCTTAAAATCAAACTTAACTAGCATTCTCGAATTCTCATCTTTTGCGTATCAGTTGAAGGAGCCATCAGACAATAGTTTGGCGTTTCATCTCGCAAGACTGCTAACTTTCTATTTGCAAGATGAGCTTCCTTAATATCATCTTTGGACTGTCCGTGATATTCAACTGCATAATGATTTTTAATAAGCTCTTTGCAAAGCCACTTACCACCCACCTTAATATCACCCAACCAACGTCCGTATTTGCCTTTTTCGTAGGTTTTTAAGGTAACTTTACTGCCTACCGCACAGAACGATTTATTAAATTCTTTCGCCGATATACCAAATCTCTTTTCCTCCATATCTCTAGTGCGAGATTCCTCAGTATCAATTCCGTAAAGGCGTATACGCATATTACCGTTATCAGTACCCCTATAAACGATGCCAAAACCAAGATTAACGTCTGTAACATCAATAGTGTCTCCATCGATAATTTTAGAAACAAAAGCAGTAAAAACGTAAGGATCAGACATAAGTATTCGTCTTGATCATATCTGTCACCTCTAAGCTACGTCCCTTAACCTGCTTCGCCCACAAACTGTCCAAAAATTCTGCGCTGGCACGATCATGATCGCCATCCTCCATGTGAGCAATAGCCTTCTTAAACTTAGCAAAGCGAACTCTGCCAAGATTGAAGTGCATATTAATAATACCATCACGCCTAGCTCCATCTTCCAAGTCGTTAAACCAAGCGTATTCTTCGCTCAACTCTTTGATGGTGCGAACTATATCGTTAGATAACATGAAATCTATTTCATCTTCACTTAGACCCATGCCTTGATTCGGCCCATCAGGGTGAATGTTTCTGCCAGCACCAATATGCCAAATACCAAGCGAGTCTTGATAGGCTCTGGTTTTTACACCTTCATGTCTTTTAAGTTGTTCTACTAATTTGTCCATATTACTTATTTCCATTGTGGCTGCTTCCGAAGTAGAAACTGGTAACCCCAGTAACAAGACCCCCCAGATAACCCAGCACGAGGTTAACAATAGCATCGTCCATCGTATTGCCCTTAATGGTAACGAGAAAAATATACCCAAGAAAACCAAGCATCGAAAGAACTGCGATAATGCGTGGCGTAGGATCGTGAGCAAATTTATCTCTTGCGTCTTGTATATCAGCCGTTTGTGTTTTGTAAGATTCGAGATCGATCTCCATCGCTCGAATTTGATCTGCAAACTCATTCTCAGCCTCTTTTAATTTTTCTATTTTTTCGGGCTGGTCTTCTAATAATTTTTCTATCTTTACTGGGTCTTCTTCTTTTGTGCCTAACTTAGCAGCCACCATCTTCATAGCCATGCCGCCCATAGGGCCGCCAATAGAACTACCGATAGTGGGAGCTAAAGCACCTAATAGACCTTTTAACTTCATTCCGTATCAATCCCGAAAATTAAAAACACTATTCCTGCAATAGCAGCAACAGCACCAATCATAGAAATAAAAATTATCCCTAACTGCTTAATGAGAAGCTCATCCTCTTCGCTTCGTTTAGCTTTTTGTTTTGCTTTTAAGTCTCTCTTCTTTTGTATTCTTACCGCGTCAGCTTTGATCTTAACCCAGCGATGGGTTTGTCCTTTCGTTGAGTAGTAATCGCCCAACTTCTTCATCATCTTTTCCATTCGCTCTTTTTGCTGATCTATTGTAATAGCTTCCTCAAGAGCAGAACCAACTAGCAAATCTTCATTGCCAGAAGATTCAGCTTTAGCCATCGCATCTTCTACACGCTTCTTGGCAGAGAAGAATTTACCAACTTCTCCAGCCATATCATCTATTTCTTTCTTCTTGGAAATAGCGCTTTGACAAAGCACAAAAGCAGAATCCAAAGCTTTTATCGCTATGGCGATCTCACCAATCATCTAAGTAACCTCTTTATGTTCGGAGAAATAGCCAAAGTTTTAGCAAAGCTTCAAGATTGTTTGCTACTTTTTTTCAGCGTCTTCCTCTACGATTTCGTCAATCGTGTCACATACGTCAGGTATTCTAATGCCTGTAGTTACTTCTGTAGTGACTCTGCCGACAGCCCGTATACCTTTGTATACTCCGCTACAATATAGTTCTTTATTGGCAATCATATCTTCAGAGACAGAACAACTGCCTAAAAACATGAACACCAATATCGTTATTAACCTAATCATATATATCCTCCCCGATTATTTTCTTTAACTCTCTCTGTTCTTCCTTTGTCAGTCTGTCTTCTGACTTTGCAGCCCGACTTTTGGTTGAGGTTTGTGCTTGTCGTTTCTTTTTACTCGCGGCCTCAATAAAATTAAACAACCGCATCTCGTATCCCGGCATAAAATGATCTGATATAGCTTCACCCTTGTTATCCAAGAAGTCTTTCTTTTTAAATTCAATCGATGGGTTAATTATATCTTTGCCGTTATTAGCAAAATAAATCATCTTCTGACTAATGCTTGCTCCGTAGCACAAACGAGGTATCCTAGCTACCAGATCGCTTCCAGAAACCAAGGAAATTTGTTTTACTAAATTCATAGGACGCTTAAATCCTTTGAAGAAAGTATTGGGTTTTCCAAAAGTAACTAGACTCAAACGACTGTGTTTCTTGTGAAGCTTTGCTGCTGACAACTCAGCAAGAGCGCCACCAAGACTGTGGCCGCAAATTAACGTGTCCTTGTCATAATCTATGTGCTTCTTTATCTTTCTCCACACAGACGCATGAGCAGCCACAAATCCTCCATGACACAATCGACCAGCATAAGGCACAGGAATAGCTGAGATATTAAACAACCAATCTCCCAACTGTTGTGTGCCACGAAAGCAAATAATATCTAAGGTCTTTGTCTTGACCACATAAGCGGTAGTCGATGTCAGCCTTGACTCTATCTTGATTCCTTTCTTGACCTCTTCGTCATAAGCAAGCGTGGAATACTTACACCCCGTTTCTAAAAGAAAACGCTCATCATTCATAACTTTTATAACGCTTTAATACGATCTATTTCAGCTTGTACCGCATCGGTAAACGTACTGCTGTAAGTCGCATTAGCGGCATAGCGTACCTTATCCGCCTCAAGCATTCCTGCTGCGGGGTCTACCCATCCGCTGACATCGCCCCAAGAGCTGCCGTCATAGGTGTGCTTACCACCAACCCATCCATCTGGAGCAGTTACGCCCGTATGAAGAGTGGCGTTGCTTGCGTTAAGGTCACCTATGTCAAA